GTACTCAAGCACCATCACCCTGTCCATGAGTGGGCTTTCGTTTGTAGCCGTATTCCTCGAAAACTCGCGGAGTATCTGCTGGCTATACTGATCAGTATCTGAGGACATGTTTGGATCGATGTGTTTACCCTTCTCCCAACGGTCTCTGACCTCATCAACATGCAGCATGTTGGCATGAATCATCCAACGACATGTATCCATGTCCTTTGCGCCTGGATCCCAGCCAACCTCAAGCGGAGACAGCACGTCCACAACGGGGAGGCCGGTCTTCCTGGTCTCGGGGGTCTCCGCCTTCCCGAAATCAACGCCAAGCCCCTCAAGATACTCTATCGTGTCATCGACACGCGCCTCATCAAACTCGTAATCCTCACCAAGAGCCGTGTCCCACCAGCACTTGAAGAACGCTGTGCCTGATATAGCCATCCACTTTACGGCTTCGTGAATCTTTCTCTGCATGCCCAACTCATGCCACAAAAACATCAGCAGTCGCTCCGACTGACGCGCCGCTTCGGCATCGTCCTCGTCGTCTGATGCTGGCACCGCTATAAAGCCAGGGCGGTTCTCGGTGAGCTTTCCGGCAAGCGTCTCTATTGTGGGCAGGATGTAGTTCAGCACCATCCTGACGCGCCATGGCGGCGGATTGTCTTCGGACAGCAGCCTGGTGACGCGATTATACCTTGACCACTGCCGACCTGTGTAGAACGCAAGGCCCAGCCACGTGTTCTCTACTATAGATCGCTTCGCATCCTCTGACGCCTGCCACTGCTCCCTTACGAAATCAGCGGTCTTCGACTCTTTTTCAGTCGGATTATAAGTGTCTGTCCGCTCTTCAGAGTATTCTTTGGTTATCGCACCTGTCGTTTGTGTCATGTCATGTACCCCGGCGGTGGAATCATTGGCGCTTTACTGGCTTCAATCTCATCCGTCAGCTTCTTTCTTCGCAGCAGCGCAGCTAAAATACGTGGATCTGTCGGCGCAGCCAACCCAGCATAACCAGGTGGCCTGTCTGACATGCTGAACGTCGGCCTCTCCTCACCCCTACCGGTTATCCCCTGCCGTCGCCTACGCTCAAGCATGACGCGCATCAACTCAGGGTCTACGCCAAGAGCCTCCATGGACAAATCACGCCTCGGCTTGAACATCGACCTGTCATCAAATGCAAGCTCAGGCGAAGTCCTGCCAAGCGAAGGTAGGGGCATCAATTAATACCTATGCCAGCCCAGGAGGAGGGCCACCAGGCGGCCCGCTGGGAGCACCGCCCGCGCGAGCGGTAGCCGCTTCCCTCAGACCTGCCCCAGGACCGGGACCGGCTGCACCGGGACCAGCAGCGCCTTTTGTTTTCTCGACAAGCTTCTTCTGTAGCGTCTGAATCAGTAACTGGATCGCCTCTGGCGGCAACTCATCAGCCACGTTACTCATAACCTGGTTCAGGTCTTCCACCGTGGGCTGTCGTTGCTGACCACCACCGGCACCGGGACCACCCGGAGGACCACCAGGGGGGCCGGGAGGGCCGCCAGGGGGACCACCGGGAGGAGGGCCCATCGGGCCACCAAGTCCAGGACCACCAGGGGGTGGGCCCATTGGCATTTGATTAGGCATCTCTACGCTCTCCTTGATCCAAATCTTGGGGTGCCAAACGCACCCACTTCAGGTCCTTTCTGTCCAAACGCCTGACCGCCGCGCTTGGCAAGCATACTGTCTGCCGCCGCTCGCCTAACTGGCTCAAGGGCCGGAGCCCTAAACTCCGTCCTCCCTGGATCCATTGAAGCGTAGTCAACCGGCGTCCTTGGTGTGGGCGGCGGCAAACCGCCACCAAGCTGTCTGTGTTGAGGTGCAGGCGTTGGTGGGGGTGGCGGTTTTGCTGGTTTGCTTGTCGCCTTCCCAAAAAGCCAGTCAAGTGTCGCGCCAATGAGAGTTGCACCCACGGCAATCCCTAGTATCCCCCACGGGCCAAGGGTGGCCCCCGCCACAACCCCAGGAACGCCACCCAAGCTCGCCTGAACGCTACCAGCCACCCCTGCTGAGGCCGCGCCAGCAGCGCCAGCGCCAGCAGCGGCTTTTTGCGCAGCCAGTAAAGTCGATCCTTCCACTGCCTTTGCGATGGATGGCGCGGCCATCCCGCCAATCCTTTCACCCCATCGCCCTTGGTACCCTGGATCTGGCGGCGTGCCTTCCGGCCACGGTTCCGGCGCACTCTGACGTCTCTGAATTGCCATGGCTAACCGTCCACTATGCTAGTGACGTAACTTCTCTCGAAGTCGTCCTTGTATTTTGCTTCAAACTCGTCCCACGAAGACTGGGTGTGTTCGGCCTGGCGGATCAACATCTTACGGTTTTCTCTGCGGTTCCAGTCAAACAAGATGTAACCGAATATGCCAGTAAGGGTCACGGCACACAAAGCAAGAACTGAGTGTATTACCACCATCTACCTAAATGCTCGTCCCTTTCCTCATCTGTACCGACATTAAGTCTAGCAACAGAGTCATGTGAAAGCTCTCTCTTCTCAGGCACCACGCTCGATATTGACGCATCTTCCAACTCAGAGTCAACATATATGGCTATGGCCATTGCCATCACCGCGTCATCATGCTCACCCGGCATCGCCTCGCACCGCCTGGCGGCTGTTTCTATGAACACCTTACACTCATTGAGAAGGCGAAGCGAATTGAACGTATGGCTCCCCAGCCGGATGGCCTTGGCCAGCGCCGCAATCGCGGAATCTCTCTTATCCTTCGCCTGCGTCCGAAAACCGTAACGCTGCGTCCAGTTTGCGGCATTTATATTTCGCACGTACAGATTCTGGTAATCACGGTCCAGTAGGTCTTTTATGACCGCCATGCCGGGTCCGTCGATTTCAGGCACCAGCAGCGCGCTGTTATAGAAGTTACCGGCGATCACAGCCTGGGCCGCAACAATATCAGGCGGAACGCGAGAATAAAACTCTGCCACCTGCACCCGCTCGTTCCTGTCGATGACCTCAATACATGAGAAATCGCCATCCTCCACACCGTGTGCCGTATCGACCGTGACGATATATTCATGCCCCTCGACAGGCTCTTCGTATATCTGCCAGGCATCGCGCCCCGGCTGTAACGTAAAGTCCTCGTTGAACAACACCCCGCCGTTCAGCGGCTTGAGTGCGAGTAGCTCATCGATGCGATCTTGTATCGCCTGCTGGTCAAATGGCGAGCGGGCGCTGGAGGTAAAGGCCACCTGCGGCGATAACGGATACTCGGTATCGAAGCGCGTGATGTCGCCACCGAACTTTGTGCGCAATGTCTGAATCGCCCACTTGACCCGCTCTGGTGGTAGCTCGAACTCAATCGCACGCTTCGCCCATAGCTCGTCATAACCAAGCTCGGTGGCAAGACGGTAGAACAGCATGTCGTCCTCGGCGGCATGCGCCTTACGCATACGTTTGTCCAGCCGGGTATCAGTTATGTTTTCTGGGAGGATGTATCTGTCGTGGTCTTGCCATCCGAAGAAGACGTGCTGGTAGATGTTTCCCGACTCGTTCTTGTAGGCCTGCCAAAAGCGAGTATAGAAAGCTCCCGAGGCCCCATTGGCAGTTGACTCCATGAAGACATAAGTTCCCGCAACATCCGCAACTGCGGCCAGTTGAGCCTGAAGGGCGTCTTCGTCGCTGGTCGTTCTTCGCCGCTTATGCCATAGCGCCACTTCAGAAAGGTGCAGAAAGTCCCAAGTTGAGCCGCGTGCTGCGTCAGTGCTTCCTTGTGTTTGGATTTGATATCTTGCGCCATGATTCCACCTCACTGAGTTGCCGACAAGCCTCGCCGGGGCCACTTCCGATATGGCCTGCGGCAGGTTCTGTTGGTACCGTTTGACGATATGAAAGATTTCCTGGGTAGACTCGCGCAGGTGCGCGATGCTCATTGCGTTCGCCTGCTTATTGAACTGGCAATGATGGTGCCCCAGCGCCTTGAAGAACGTGGTGCCGCCGACCTGCCTCGACTTCAGGTCGAGAATGCGCACCGGCTTTCGCTCCGACTCCATGGTCTCGATCATACTGAGAAGCACTTCCTGCTCGCCGTTCAGGAGGAGCGGCATCAGCCGGTAGGTGTCGCCAACGATGGTCCGTATCTTCAGGCAGTTCTGGAAGTAGAACCGGCGGTCGAACTTACACCGCTCCCAGAACTCATGGAATTGGTATTCCTCTTTTGAAAACCCACCCATCAGTTACAGGGAAACCAATGGGCGGGGAGGAAGAGACTAACGGGGTCTAACATGGCAGGGGGGAGAACCCCTGTAGACCTAGCATGGCGTGAGCGTAATACGAAACCTGTCATGACGCAATGACAACTGATTTTTTCCGGGTGCGCTGGATACCTTGCTTTTTGACAAGGCTCTTGAGTTTCTTTGGCGACATCCCTGTGTTGTCGCTGATTTCGCTATATGTCAGACCGGCCTGATACAGCGCCACCGCCGCCGACTCGCTGGATGTGATCGCCGTGAACTCAGCCTTGGCCTCCACAATCTCCAGCTTGGTCTCCAGCGTAGAGGTGCTGGAGAAGGGGTCCCATTCAACTGACGGATCCTCAACAGCAACACACTTCTCAATCAACTCCGCAATGGACGACCGCGCCTTGATATACTGGTTCACCGCCTTGAGGTTCTGCGACAACGTCGTGTAATCGTCGTCAGCGTCCACAACCGCTCGTTCGAGCAGTTCATGAGCACTATGCGCAGATTCTTTGTAGTATGTAACTAAATCTGGCGGTTGGTTCTGTTGTTTAGTAACCTGCGTATCATCTGATGCCATATAAGGAGAATAGAGGACATGGGCAAGAAGAACAAGCAGAACAGCTTCACTAGTTTAACCCCCCCTTCAACTAGTCAACCACCCAGTGACACAACTGACAGAACTGACAGAACTCAAATAACGGACCCTGCCGTATGGGACCTTCTGAAAAAGACCTCTGAGCGGTCTAACATCGGAAAATCTCTCCTGGTGGAGGTCGCCTGCCAGGCAATGCTTGGATCTATAGACAACTACGGCTACAAATTCAGAGAAGCCTGGGACGGTGAGCGAAAGGCACCGACCAAAGGACCCGTAGAAAAAGGGGGTAGCGTCATATTGACCCCCCCTACCTTGAATGACGTCAACGCCGCCGCCGTTTACTTCGGCATCAACGCCAGCGACCTGGTCCGCGATGCGATCTTAGGACAACGGTTCAACTGGCAACGCCTGCACCCAGTAAACGCTCGCAGCATGTCAAGCCTGAGAATGCAAATGTTCGAGCTTGAACAACTAGGTGGTCGATAATTCAAAATACGCTGTGTAGAGGTCCTACATCTAGAAGGTCTCGGAGCGGGGATGCGGCCCAAGGTACCCGGGCATCCGTGTATAGTATAGATCGCGCGCGTGATCCATATTATTCGCGTGGCGCAGGGCTGCACTGGCCGGCCAGTACACATCAGGCCAGACCTTTCTGAGCCAAACAAAAGCTACAAAGGGCTAAGTATTACAGCACCTTACGACCGATTGCTAACCAACTGAGCACACCTATTCGCTGTATGTCGCACCATTTACACACCCAATCGCGTCTCTATTCGGTGCACTGCGCCACAAACACAGCAAACACAGCACTCCCTCGCGTATACACAAATGAAGAGCAGTACACCGTTTAACCCAAGATGCAAATCAAGTGCGAACTAACGCGAATCAAGCGCAGTCTATCGTTCTTAACGCGAATTCTAGTGCGAATCCAGACCAGTCTATCGTTTAGCCCACAATCATCAAACACCTATTCGCATCACTGCTCTGCATTGCTAAGTTACTTTGCGTCATATTTGACACAAAAGTGTTCAATAGTTGTACGATTTTCGTACAGTTTCTGTACAGTGCTACTTTTCCTGAGCAA